CAAAATGACTTCTTACGAGGTCCACCTTGTGGTTGAGGAGCTTTTAAATGTGATCCAGTCGCTTTATTATACTTTGCACGACCTTTTGCAGTAAGTCCAGCACCTTTTGATACTGGTAATTTCTCACCACGACCTACAGCTAATGAAACTCCAGCTTTTTTACTCTTAGTTGCCATGTTTTTTTAATTTTTTTAACAAATCTTGCACTGTTTTTGTCTCATAAATACGGATTGTAGTCCATATAATAGTCCATAAAGCTGCAATTGCTGGTAAAAGATTCATGACTGTTCCTAAAACGGTTACTGTTGACGCTATATCTACTGCTGTTTTTGTATGTTGATCCATATTATGTAGCATTTTTATTCCTAACCGTACTGAATTGTTTGATAGTTAATATTAGATACTACTACCCAGATACCGTTTAAAGCTAATACACCTTCACCTGCAAAAATAACTTGGAAAGGGGTTACGTTTGTACCTGTATTATAGCTTGTTAACCATTTACCTGTTGTATAAGCACATGCAGTTCCGCCTGCAATAGTACCTGAACCAATATCTGTAATAGTAAATGTATTAGCGCCTGTAACTGTAACTGGATAATTACCTGCAACTGCAGAATTACCTGAAGCTACACCATAAGTAATACCAATAACTTGACCTGTAGTTAAGCCATGAGCTGTAGAAGTTACTGTAACTGTATTACCTGATCTAGCATATGTAGATGTTGTTACAGGAGCAGTCGTAGTATCATATAAATCAATACTACCTGCAGTGCCTGTACCTAAATAAATTAAGTTTTTTAAACGTGCTCTACCTAATACCATTTGGCCTGAGCCTGAAGCATGCGAGCTTTTTACATCATATTGCATTGTCATAATTAATCTCCTTGTGTTTAAGAAAGGGGACCGAAGTCCCCTAGACTAATTAGTTAGATGTAACTGCGTTAGTATCGTTTTGTAAGTATAAGATTGATACGTATACTTGACCTGTTGTAGGTTGTGTACCAACTGAAGTAGCTGTACATACAATAGCTGAGCTAGCAATATTTGTTGGGCCATATACATCTGATGTTGTAGATTGTAAGTTAGCTAATTGAGCTGCAGTAAATGTTGGGTAAACACGACCAGTAGTTTGTGCTGATACGCCACCTGCATATTGAGCTGCAGTTGATAGATTACCTATTGTAACTGTTGTTGATGTACCTGCATTATATGCAACTGTAGTATCAACGATAATTTCTAAGATTTGACAACCTGCTGGAATGTATAGTGTTTGTGAGCTTGTTAAACCTGAAGTTACATTAAGTACTACATCTTGAAATAATGTTGCAGTACCTACGTTTTGGTATTGTGGATAACGATTTGTACCAGCTTTTAATGGGCCGGTGAATACGGTTCTTGCCATGATAATTTTCCTTCATATAAAGTTAAGCTTATTAGTCTTATATGCGTCTGCCGGGACAGTCTAATAAACCGGTGAATTCCCGGAATAAGATAATTATATAATAAAAAGGGGGCGCTAGGCCCCCTAATAAATGCACGTATTAACTACTTATTCATTACGTACATAGTTACTTCAAAACCAAATCTCATTTCAGTTGCTGATGGGGTTGTCCACATAATATTCTCCTATATGTTTATATTTTGCTATTTTGTATACACGTTATTGTGTATATGTTTATATTATACCCATTTATATACATATAAGATAGAGAAAATCATTAAGTTTAGATAAAGAAAAACCCAGCCGAAACTGGGTTTTCCAAGAACAAGGATATTATCCTTGTGAACCGTAGATACCGAGAGGATCTGACCAACCGAATGAATAACGTTCACGAGCTTTGTAACGTACGTTACCTGTGTCGAAGTCGCCATCCATAGATGTTGTTAATGGTGTACGAACAAAGTGTTTGAGACCATTAGGCACATCTGTTGTTAAGAACCATGCTAAGTTGTTTGTCAAGAAGTGGTTAACTGTGTAACCTTCTGGGATTGAACCATTATTCTTGATAGCATTGATATCGTTATCAGCTGTACCAACTCTTAACTCTGTTTCGAGCAAGCGAGTTGCAACGAACATTAAGTTAGGTGGAACAACTAATTTACGAGGTTTAGCAGCGATCAAAAGACCACGTTCATCAGTCCATGCAGCGATTTGAATAACTGCTGACTCAAGTGAAGTTTCATTTAAGTCTGCTGAAGTTGATGATGTGTTGCTGTTTGTACCGCCAGAAACAAGTGGGTGAGCAGTATTAAATAATGAAACACCATCACCACCGTTATAATTACCGCCAGTGTTGAAGCCGTTGTTTAATACGTTAGCTGCAAATACTTGTTTTGAATATGCCATACCACGAGCAAGAGCTTTAGTGTATCGTGCAGATAAAGTGTCATACAAGTTATCTTCGATAGCTTCTTCAGTTAAGCTGAAGCCTAAAGCGATTGTGTTGTGAACATAGCGAGCTGTCCAAGCTTCTTGAGCATTGTCATAAGCGATAGCATTGCCTTCGTTTTTAACAGGTGCTGCTGAGAAACCTGATAGTTTTGTTTCTTCTTCAAAGCTACGTTCTGAAGCTTCAGTTTCGTAGATTTCTTTGTGCTCTTCGCCGTAACGTTTATATTCGAGACCGAATAGCGCGTTAAGTCCTGGGAGCAATTCTTTTAATAGTTGAGCGCGTGAAATAGCCATGTGTTATTCTCCTTATACACCGGTAGCATTGTAATATGAATGCTGTCCGAAATTAAATTTAACGAGGACATCAGTGTATGCATCACCAACTGATGAGAATGGACCATTCACAAAGTCAACAATACGTAACCCGATAGTGCTAGTTGTATTGATTGTTGTTGTATCTAAAGCAATAGCTGAATCACCAGTAGTTGTAGAACCAGCAGTTTGTACAACACCAATGTTGTTACCTAAAGCTGTTTGAGCTACAGAACCGTTAGCTTGTGCTTGGAATACTGTGTCTGGATCATCACAAATGTATGCTTGTGCATCTGATGCAACTGTACCAGTAGGCCAGTATTGTTTGTTTACTTTGTATTTTAAGTTAGGATCTGTATAAGTACAACCTAAAAATACGCCGATAACACCGTTTCCGAATTGGGAAGCAGCAGTACCTAATGTTGTTACTTTTACAACAACGCCTGAGCTGTTAACAGCTACGATGTCACCGTAAAAAATGTTGGTCGCATATCCTGAAGCAATCGCGATTTGACGAGTAGAACCCGCAAATACTTGACCACCGATTAAGTTAACAGGACGGAGACCGTATGGGGCAGCAACTGATGCCATAATATTTCTCCTTAATAATTAATAAATTACTTACCTTTACCAAATGAAGTCGTACTTTTTTTGTCTGAAAATACAGGCATACGAGCATCATTTTCTTTTAAGAAGTTATTGTCAACGGCTTGAGTTTGAGACTTAGTCATGTTGTCATAATAAGCTCTACGTTGCGCAATAAATTCTTCTGGGATCTTACAGAGTAGCAAACCACCAATTTCAATACTATCTTTATATCTTGAATTAGGGTCTGGTACAAACTTCATTTCAGGATGGTCACTTGCTTTTACAGGTTCCCAACCTTCACGCATACTATTGGAGACGTTTATGGAGTCTTGTTGATTAAGTAGGCTTGTTCTAATCCATCTGTATTCCCAACCAGGTTGTTTCTTTGGTTCTGGTAAAGTTGCAGTAGGTTGCCATTGTTCAGCTCGTTGAAATTCTTTACGAGTGTCTAATTCACGGTCTAATCTTGTTGTTTCCATATTAATTCTCCAATTTTAAAGTTTCAAGAGCATATTGTTCAGGCGAAATACCAAGTTTGCGTGCTAAAGCAGCAGCAGTTTTTGTAATCTTGATTTTTTTAGGCGCGGTTGAGCGCGTAGCCGGAGCAACTACAGTTGAAGGTTTAGATGTGCGCGGGGCAGGTGTTTCCTGTTCCAGCGATGAGTCATCCCAGTATTCTGGGAATCTTTTGCGCATCGTACTATCTATACGACGGTAATATTCATCAGATGTAGGGTCAACGCCTGACCTAACTAGTTTTTCATGCAGCCCCAAAGCTAAACTAGTCATTTCCTCATCTGATCCAAACCATTTATTGTTATCTTGCCATCTTAAGGCTCTTTGGTCTGGTTTTTGTACTTGAGGCTGTGATGATTGTGAATATACACTAGGATCGTCCTCGTGTAAAGTGTTTTTAAACTTAGGTTGGTAATTTTCAACCTGAGACAATCTAAACTGAGCATCGTTCATTTTAGTTTGGGCTTCAATGATCTTATCTGCTTCACCTGCATTATAAGCATTACGATAGTCTTGTTTAGCTACTTCTAGTTGTTGTTGTAGTGCAGAAGCTATAGTTTTAATATAAGTTTCTTCACCAGAACTTAAAGTAGTTTTAAGTCTTTTGTTCTCAGCTGCTATTTGTTGAGCAAAGCGTAAAGCTTCTTCTCTTTCACGTTCTGCAGCTTCTTTAATTCTACGTTCATCGTGATAACCTTTTTTAAGTTGAGCCATTCTTTCTCTAACTCTTTCAGAGTATTCTGATAAGTCATCTTGTTCTAGCTCATCTACGATTTCTTTAGGTAAAGGTTCACGGTTTCTATCTTGTGGAGGCGTATCATCCTCTATTTCGATATCAACTTCTTTAGCTTTTTCCTTAACATTGACATTTACAACTTCGTCTTTGTCTTGGATTTGCACTTGATTATCTTCCAATTCTTCTGGAATTTCAAATACAATATCTCCATCTTTTTGCTCTGCCATATGTTTCTCCTATGCGCGTGTGTAACCACGAGGATCTAAAACTACACCCTCAACGGTATCATCGTTAATGATTCTAAATTCTCTTCCGTGGATCATAAATCTTGTACCTGCATATGCACGTGTCAAAATAAAGTCACCTTCTTTACACCATGGACCTGTAGGGAATCTTGTTTCATCCTTATAGGCTAAATCACCTACTGCTAATACAAATAAAACAACAGTAGAGTTTTCTTCCACCTTCTTAGTAGCTTCTGATTTAATTAAACCTGATTTTCCTAAAAAGTCTGATGCTTCTGGAATAGCACATAAAAGTCTATAACCTTTTGGAATAGGAAGTTGTAAACCTCTTTCTTCAATTGGTATATCTTCTGGTGCTGGTGCTGCATCAATCTTTGGTACTGCAAGGGGTCGGCCATCTGGACCAATTAACCCTTGATTTAACGTAAGCACGTTATCATTCATCAAATGTCTCCATTCTTTGTGCGAGATCTGCAATTAACCCTTGTACAGTGAGTAGACCTCGAATATACCCACATGCATGTTGGTACGAAGCAAAATCTTTTGCAGCTCCGTCCCCAATTCCTTCTAACATCTGTTTGCGTCGTTCTTCTATCTGAGACATTAATAGTTGAAGCGTTTGATCCATTTATTACTCCTTAGGTTGTTGTTTATTTATACTATCTTGGATTTCCTTTTCATGTTTCATTTGTGCTAAAGATAACTGATGCTCAGTATTTTTATGTACTTGCTCAGCACCAAACTTCATACCTTCATGTAACATTTGAGTTTTAATCTTAGCTTGGTCCATAGCTACTTGAGTGTCAGTTTTCTTATTATCCATAACAACCTTAGCGCCTAATGTAGCACCAGCAATTTTCTCTTGAGAAGTTAATTTCATTTTCTCTAACTCAATTTTTTGTTGTTCATGTTGGATTTCAGTTTGGAGTTTTTGTTGTTCCATCTGAATTTGAGCTTGAACTTGTTGAGCTTTGATTTGAACTTCTTGTTGTTTAATTTGAAGTTCTTGTTGTTGCATTTGAATCAACGGATCTTGAGCTTGTTGCTGAGCTTGTTTTTGCTGTTGTTGTGCTTGGTTATTTTGTAATAACTGTGAAGCCGCTTTAGATATGAGTTGAGATAACTGAACTTCTTCATCAGGAGATAATTTCTTATCAGGAGCTGGAAGTCCTACACCTAACTGTTGTTCAATTTGTTTTCTATATTCAAAGCCAATATGTTCTGCAATATGAGCTTGTGCTGCTGCCATCATTGCTTGTGCCTGTGGGTTTTGACCAAGTGATTGCATAATGATAGGATCTTGCATTGCAGCTTGGTGCACTTGAATATGAGCTTGATGGTCTTGGTATATAAATGCCTTAACTGGTTTTAAATTAAATATAGCCATGTTCTCAGATACAGGATCGTGCGGTAGTTGTTCATCCGCTGCAGGAATAAGTTTACCAATATTCTTAACGCCCAACACTTCTAACATTTGCTTATTGAGTTCGACCATATCATAGATTTGTGGATTTGCTTGTGCCATTTGCATGACCGCTTGATATTGAACTACTTTCTGTGACATTGTTGCAGCGTTTGGATCAGATACAGGTATAACTTCTACACAGTCGTAATCTGATTGTTTAGCTTTTCTATCTCCTACATCAGGATCATAGCTATATTCTCTAGGCGTATAATCACGGATAATGCCTGCAAGTAATTTAAACTCTTGTTTCATAGCATAGTGAATACGAGCTTGAACAGCGCTCATCACTTTTAAAGTACGTTCTAGAATTGCTAGTGTTGTACCTACTGGAGAGTTTGCTGACATATCGGATACTTGTAAATCAGCTGCACTTGCAAACCGTCTACCTTCGTCAATGATTTGGTTCATTAACATACTTAATACTTGACTTGGTTCTTTGTATGGAAGAGGTAAGATGTTATCTCTGATAGAACCACTTGGCACATCCACATCCCTAAACTCACCTGGAGCAATAGGTGTATCATCGCCTTTAATTCGTAGCCCCCGTGACTTGAGACCACCAGGTAAATTACTTAGTGTACCTGCATCTACTAACTGACGAAGTATCATTGTACCTGACTTAGCAAATGCTCCGATTAAGTGAATTAAACCAAAACAATAAAAGCCAAAACCTGGTATGTAACCATAATGGACGAAGTGTTGACGCTTTAACATCATCTCATCTTCAGGGTCCCAGTTACGACGAATAGATAATATAGCGCCTGTACCTTTTTCAATTGTCACTACGTATGGTAGTGCAATACCCGTTGGATGTCCGTCTTTGTCTACATCTTCAAAACCTTCTAAGTCTAGGTTAACATGCATCTCTAAGATTTGGTATCGGTCATCGTTAGACGCATTGAATCCCATCTTCTCTGCAATCTTTTTCTCAACTTCATCAATATCGTTTGCTGGTTCACCTAAGTCAATATCACGATAGAACCCAGCAACCATAAGTTTACGTAACTCATTCTTAGTCTTACGCATTCTATGTGTTACACGTTCTGCTGTTTCTAAATTAGACGCGCCATATGGAACGACGATATCTTCTGCTGGAATAAATACAGCTGCTTGACGATCCAATGATGGATCAAAATAAATTTTCTTGAACGCATTACCTGCTAACCCTAGTCCCCATAACATACGTTCATGTTCAGGTCTATATTCTGGCATCTTCTCGGTTAACTGATAGTTCATATCTTCTTTAACACGTTCTGCCGCATCTTCTTTTTCTGGGGTATCTTTACCTACAATCTTTGTCTTGACAGGACCCGCCGCTGGAAACGTTTCCATCATAGTCTCTGCTTGGAATTTAACTAATGCCTCAGTCATTAACGGATGGTACACATTGCATGCACCTGGCCATGGTTCTGTTCTATCTTCTACTTTCATACCAAGTAGTTCAAGTCCATCCACGTAAGTATCTAGCCAATCTTTACGAGCTGAGATATCTGCTTCGTATTCACCGAGTAAATCACCTGATAATTCTTCTAATACACCTTC